CTGAATACAAAAAAGGGGTAAATACCTATAAGGCAGAGGCAGACAGATTCAAGCCTTTAGATGAGGCTATTGCACCTTTTAGAGAACACCTAAAACAACAGAACATTAATGAGGCACAATGGATTAACAACTTAGGAAGGGCACACTTGATACTAAGTCAAGCACCTCCTGAGCAAAAAATCCAAATGTTTCATCGACTTGCACAAGACTATGGTATACAATTAAACCAAGGGGAGATGCAAAAGCAACAAATTGACCCATATACCCAGCAATTAATGCAACAACTTCAGCAAATGAATCAAGAAGTTGGTACTATTAAGTCTAGGTATGAGCAAGAAGAAAACAATCGGTTGATGTCAGAAATCAATCGAGTAGCAAGCAATGTGGAGAAGTTTCCACATTTTGAATCGGTTAGGGAAACTATGGCTCAATTACTTGAGAAAGGTTATGCCCAAGACCTTGAAGGTGCTTATGCAAAAGCTGTGCGTTTACAAGACGATGTATGGGAACTTGAGAGAGAACGACTCCTCAAACAAGGTTCTACACAAAGCCAGGCACAACGAGTAGCAAAGGCAAAATCGACTGCATTAAGTCCGAGATCCGTTACACCTAGCGGAATAAGTACAACAGTTGATAAAAAGGATAGACGATCTGTGATTGAAGAACAATTAAATCAATCAATGGGTGGTCGGGTTTAACTAAACTAAAAAGGATATTATTATGGCTTTCGCTAATAGTGCTATCACCGATATTATCGCAACGACTATTCAAAGTCGTAGTGGTGAGTTGGCAGATAACTTAACACAAAACAATGCAATACTACAAAGACTTGACCAAAAAGGTAACATCAAGCCTTTTAGTGGGGGAAATGTAATTTTACAGGAGATCATGTACAACGATCCGAGTACTAACAATGCTAATTCTTATTCAGGATATGAAGTATTAAATATTTCTCCTGATTCACCAATTAGTGCTGCTCAGTATTCAATTACTCAGTACGCAGATAGCGTAACAATGAGTGGTCTAGAAATGTTGCAGAACAGTTCTAAAGAGGCGATTATCGACTTACTAGATGGTCGTATGCAAGTATCTGAGGCTCGATTACTAAACCGAATTTCAGGCGATTTGTATCTTGATGGAACAGGTAATGGTGGTAAGAACATTACAGGTTTGGCTGCAGCTATTCCTGATAATGCAGCTACTGGAACTTATGGTGGTATTAATCGTGCCAACTGGACATTCTGGAGACCTGTAGTTACTACTGGTGGTGCAGCAGTTAGTGCAACAACAATCTTGGCTAAGATGACTTCTACAGCTATTCAATTAGTTCGTGGAACAGACAAAGCTGACTTAATCGTTGCTGATAACAACTACTACTCTTTCTATGTTCAAGCACTACAAGCTATTCAGCGTATTACTTCTGAGGAATCAGGTGCATCAGGTTTTGCATCCCTCAAGTTCTATGGTGGAGGAACCAGTGCCGATGTCGTACTCGGAGGTGGTGTAGGCTCACAAGCTACAGCTAACACAATGTTCTTCTTGAATACTGATTACATTTTCTTACGACCACATAAAGAGCGTAATTTCGTTCCTATTGGTGGCGAAAGACAAGCGATCAATCAAGATGCGATTGTTAAATTGTATGGTTGGGCTGGTAACCTTACTTGTTCTAACCAATTTTTACAGGGCAAGTTAATTGCTTAAGAAAGGAAAATAATCATGGCTTATTCAGTTCTCCCTATTGCAGGGATTGATTTAACAAACCTAGCAAATACTAACCTTAACTCGGCTGGTGCAAGTGTTCCTACTACAGGCCCATTGGGTTTAGAGACATTTGGTTCAGATGGTTTCCGTTATGTGTTTGCCGTAGCTGGTGCAGCTATTACAGCATCATTAGCTACTTGTTCTATCAACGCATCAACTTTTGTAGCAACAGCAAGTGGTGGTACTTATCTAAGTCCAGCAACTGCAATGGCATCAGGTGACTATGGCTGGTTCAGCAAAGCATCTGTGTAAGTAAGTCGAAGGGTTGTCAGAGATGGCAACCTTTCTTTTTTTAAAAACCTAAATACTTGGGAGTTTTAAATGATTGATTCAGATATTCACAACGCAGATTCACGATTAGCAGTTAAGTTTGAAAAGCGAGAAGTTCAAAACGCTGATAGAACATTAGAAGAAGGTAGACCAATCTTTGAAGAAAAGGTCTTTATTAAAATAGTAGTGCCAGGCGATTCTCTATCAGAAATTGATCGTCAAGTGTACGAATCAGATAAAAATAGGTTTCCAATACAATGGGCTAATTTTATGAATCGCATAGGCGATGATGCAAGTTACTCAGGGACATCATTAAAAGAATGGCCTTTGATTACTTCAACACAAGCCGAAGAATTGCGAGGAATTAAGTTCCATACAGTAGAGTCTATTGCAATGGCAACCGATCAAAGCATCCAAAAGCTAGGTATGTTAGCAGGAATGTCACCACATACTTTCAGGGATAAAGCTAAGGCTTTCCTTAAAATGGCTAAAGAGGGTGCAGATGTAGCACAAAGAGAAGAAGAAATAAACAAACTTAAAGAAGAAAATGCTAAAATAAGGCAAGAAACAGATGCAAAGATGGCTGAAATGCAAACTAAGTTTGAATCTCAGATGACATCTCTACTTGCAGCCGTTGGTCAAAAAAGAGGTAGGAAACCAAAAGTAGAGGAATAATATGTCATCGACAATGCTCGAACTCATGCAACAAACATCTAGTGAACTAGGTCTAGTTGCACCAACTTATGTCGCAGGCAATACACAGCAAGATGTAATTCAGTTATTAGCTTTAATGAATCGTGCTGGTTATAACCTGATTAAAGAATACGATTGGCGAGCATTGCAAAAGGAGTATCGTTTCTACACACAAGCTATTAGTACGACTGGCGATGGTGTAAATGGTTCTTACAATCTGTTAAATGTAGCAAATACAACAGGTTTAAGTAATAAGTGGCAAGTAACTGGCACAGGAATAGCACAAGATTGTTATGTTGTTTCTGTGTCTGGTTCTACTGTTACGCTTAATCAACCTTTACAAGCAACTAATGTCGGTATAGCACTTACATTTGGTCAAACAAAGTACGATTTACCTCCTGATTACGAGACTATTACAGATAGAACGCAGTGGGATAAGACAAAACATTGGGAAATGCTCGGGCCAGAGGATGCACAACAATGGCAATGGTTAAAGTCAGGATATATTTCAACAGGCCCAAGAGTAAGATGGCGAATCTATGGCGAATATTTCAATATATGGCCAATAATGAACACACAGGAGTATTTAGGATATGAATACAGATCAAAAGGTTGGGCTGAAAGTTCAAGTGGAACTGTTAAAAACAGCTTTACTGCTGATACTGACACGACTTTTCTTGACGATACAATCATGGTGCTTGCTACTAAACTCAAGTTCTTCCAAATTAAGAACTTTGATACTACGAGCCTACAACAAGATTACGAAAGGTATCTAAGCGTAGCTAAAGCAAACGATAAGGGTAGTGCTACATTGAGTTTTGCACCTTATCCAAGCAAAGTATTGATAGGGTATGCAAATCTACCTGATACAGGATACGGCTCTTAAAAATGTATATACAACAAGGCTCAAACATGGTAACCTATTCATTGTTTAATGATAAGGGGTTTACTATGAAAGCATGGGAATACAGAAATGTATCTATTCAAGATCGTTTTGAGCAAAACAAACAAGTTGATTTAGTAACAGGTTGTCATAATTATTTAGGTTTTAAAACAAGACAAGGGTATGGCAAAATCAAATATCAAGGTCGTGCTTATATTGCTCATCGTTTGTTTTATATCTTAAATAAAGAAGATGTACCCAATAATAAATGTGTATTGCATCGTTGTGATAACCCATCATGTTTTAATTTAGAGCATTTATTCGTAGGTAGTAATGCTGACAATGTGGCTGATAAAGTTGCAAAAGGTAGACAATACAGACCTCCAACAGGAAAAAATCATCATAGGGCAATGGCTAAATTAACTGAAGAACAAGTAAAAGAGATAAAAATGTTACTTAATCGTGGTTATAGTCAAGCAGACATACATCGTGATTTCAAGGTAAGTAGAAACATTGTTTCTGACATTGCCAATAAAAAGACATGGACTTATTTATGATTCCACAAAAGTTTAGGGCTAAGACTGCTAGTATTCCATCACCTATTGGGGGTTGGAACGCTAGAGATTCATTAGCTAATATGGATGCTATGGATGCTGTAACCATGAATAATTGGTTTCCTACACCTACAGACATTACTTTTAGGAAAGGTTACACCAAGTATTCAATAGGTATATCAGGCAAAGTCAATACTTTAATGAATTACTCTAGTCCTACAGGCAATAAACTGTTTGCAGTAGGTACAACAGTTATTTATGATGCGTCAACAAGTACAGCAACAAGCGTATTCACAGGATTAACTAATAATAGACTTCAGTTTGTATCTTTAACTAACTCAGGTGGTAGTTTTCTAGTAGCGTGTAATGGTGCAGACCCAGTTCTAGTCTATAACGGAACATTTTGGTCATATATAGCTACAACATCGACTGCACAGACTATTTCTACGATTACAAAGAGTGGAACTACTGCTACTTTAACGACTGCTAGTCCTCATGGCTTAATAACAGGTAATCAAGTAACGATTACAGGTGCAACAAGTAACGAATATAACGGGAATTACAGAATTACAGTTACAGGTGCATCAACATTCACTTATACGATGGCTAGTACCCCTGCAGCTAATGCAACAGTTGTGGGGACTTATACAGTTTTAGGGATTACAGGAGTTAATTCAAATACATTTATTAATGTAAATCTTTTTAAAAACAGACTATATTTTACGCAAAAAGATACTCTAAATTGTTGGTATATGCCTGTTCAAAGCATTGGTGGTGCAGCAAGTCAGTTAGATTTTGGTAGTATTGCAAGAAATGGTGGCTATTTACAAGCAATGGCAACATGGACAATAGACGCTGGCGAAGGTGCAGACGATTACGCTGTATTTGTTACATCTAATGGTGAAACAATCGTATATTTAGGTACTGATCCTAGTAATGTAGCGACATGGGCATTAAAAGGAGTATGGCAATTAGGTCAAACATTCACTAGAAGATGCTTTTTTAAGTGGGGTGGTGATGTTCTATTACTCACTCAAGATGGACTTGTACCACTTGCTAGTGCTTTACAATCTTCACGACTAGACCCTAGAGTTAATCTAACAGACAAGATTTATTATGCTGTAAGTCAAGCTGCTAGTTCTTTTTCAAGTCTACCTAATTGGCAGATTTCGTATTACGCTGGTGAGAATATGCTTATTTTGAACATTCCTACAGATTTAGGGATGCAACAATATGTTATGCACACAATTACAAAATAATGGGGACAATTTACAGGTATTGAGGCTTATACCTTTCAGATGAGCAATCAAAATATGTATTTTGGTGGCGATGGCTATGTAGGTAAGTTTTGGGATACATTTGCAGATAATGGCACGAATATAGTCGGTCAAGTTCAACAGGCATATAGCTATTTCGAGACTAGAGGGCAACAAAAAAGATTCACAATGGTAAGGCCTATGCTATTGACAGATAATGGCGTACCGACTGTTTTATGCAATGTATCGACTGATTTTCAAGAACAGAATAACTTAGGTGCAGTACAGTTTAACCCTGGTGCTTATGCAATAGGTAAGTGGGACACAGCGTTATGGGATCAAGCAACATGGGGTGGAACATTGACAATTAACAAAGATTGGCAAGGAGT